AAGCGTAATGCTGTGCAAAGTAATGAACTTGAAGAATTAATTATTTTGAGAGATAGAATCCGCAGAGAATTACGACAAGAAGAAAATGCTTTGAAGTCTAAGCTTGGTGAGGATGCTGAACGAAAAGTATTTAAAGATGAAAACTTCTTTGCTCGATTCTGGAATAAGCAAAAGATTATTGAGCAACGAGAGCAGTTTAAAGAAATACTTATGACTTGGTTTCAAGAGAATCCAAATGCTTTTGTTTACAATAAGAAAACAAAGACAGTTTCTTCTACTGAGTTATCTAGGAATCCTGATGAGATAAGCAAAAGAGTTGATGAAGTTATTGATATGCTTATCAATGAAGGTGATCCTTTCAATCAGATATCGTATGGCTATGGTAAATCTAAGCACTTCCGACATAGACTATTAGATATACCGAACAGTAAAGTATCCGAGTTTATTATTGCTAACCCAGTTCAAGTTATGATGACGTATACAAATAGAACAGCGGCACAGTATGAGTTCTATAAAACATTTGGGTATCAAGACCCTGAGATAGTTATTGGTAAGATCATTGCTCGAGAGGCAAAGAATGGAGTTGGCAAGAAATCTCTTGATGCTTTACGAAGAGACTTCTTGCATAGCTATGATAGAGTTGCTGGTATTGTTATACAGAACCCAGAATCTTTGAGTCTGAAGACTGCACAAATACTTAAAGACCTAGCAACATTGAACTATCTTGGTAGTGCTGGTTTCTCGACTCTGCCTGATGCCGCAACTGTACTTATGCAAAATGAATTAGCTCCTTTATTTAAGCAGATGTTTCAAGTGTTGAGTAATAACAGAGTAAGAATGAACGCTATGGAAGGTAGACTTTGTGGTGAGATGCTTGAGATACTGAAGGGTGATGTGCATCTTAGACTACAAGAAGACATGTTAAACAATCCATTTCAAGGTACGCTGTTTGACACAACAAAAGTAAAGAACATATTCTTCCAACTTAATCTCCTAGCTCCCATGACTAGAACATTTAAGATGATGTCATCAATGGCAAACTCTCATACAATCATTGACTATTCTATAAAGCTGGCTAATGGTAATGCAACAGCAAAAGAAACGCAGTGGTTATTGCGTATGGGTATCGATAGGAAAGATGCATCAAAGATTAATAATATGCGGAAGAAAGGATTCATTGAGGACTCTGATGGTTTTTATCTTGCTAACTCAGACGCATGGGACGATCTTGAAGCTACTAAAATCTTTAGACGAACAATGAACGCTGGTATTAAGAACACTGTTCTTATGGGATCACCAGCAGATAAACCTTTGATAACAGATGGTATTGTATACGTTCCAATGCGTATTGGTAGATTCATGGGTCTTACAGAGGATCGCCGTATTCGAGGTTATGCTCGAGTGGAGAACGCAATACTCGGTTTACCTTTTCAATTTTATTCTTATTCTTTTGCTGCTCTGAATAAAATAACGACTCTTTATTCTCAGGGTGCAGTAACGAATAGGCTTGTTGGTATAGGTGCATCGATGGCTCTTGGGTATATGAGCTTGATGATTAAGTACAGAAACAATCCTTATATTCTGGATGATATGAGTCTTGAAGATAAGATGTTACGTTCCTTTGATACATCTGGATTGGCGGCTTTATATTCAGATATGTACTATACTTCTATACAAACATCTCTTGCTCTTGGTGGACCAGACCTAACAATGGGTTTAGTTTCTCCGAAGTTTCCGCAAGAGAAAGATTATATTGATGCGGCAACAGCTCCGCTAGGTGCTGGTGTGAGTGTTACTACAGATTTAGCAAGAGGTGCGGCTAAGTTTATTACTGGTGACTATGGTGAAGGGACGAAAGAATTTCTTGCTAATTTGCCTGGAGCTAGGTTATGGTTTATAAAAGATCAGGTAAACGATATGAGTCGTGCTATAGCTGGGAGAATGGATTAACAAATGACAATATCAGTTTCAAATAATACACCTCGTGTATCATATACTGTTAGCGAGGGAGCTACTCAAACATCGTTTACTGTTAACTTTGAGTTTTTTGCAGATGCAGACCTGAGAGTATTTGTAGATAATACGCTCAAAACTATCACTACTCACTACACTGTCTCAGGTGGTAATGGATCAACTGGTACAGTTACTATGAGTGTGACTGGAGCAAGTGGTGGTTCTATTGTAGTTATAACTAGAGATATTGCACTCGAGAGAACTACTGACTTTCCAACTCAGGGTGCTTTTAATATTTCTTCTCTGAATACTGAGCTAGATAAATTAGTCGCAATAGATGCTGATGTTGATGATACAATAAGTCGTTCGGTGCGATTACAAGATTCTGATTCTGCTGTCTCTATGGAGCTTCCTTTGTTGGATTCTCGGAAGGGAACAGTGTTAGGATTTAACGCTTCAACTGGTGCGGCAGAAGCTGGACCAACTATTGCAAATGTAAATTCTCTATCAGCTATCACAGCAAATATAAATACTGTTGCTGGGATTCAAGCAAATGTAACAACAGTTGCTGGTATTAGCTCTAATGTTACTTCAGTTGCAAATAACTCATCAAATATTAATTCTGCTGTTTCAAACGCAAGTAATATAAACTCTGCTGTTTCCAATGCAAGTAACATCAATACAGTTGCTGGCATCTCTTCAAATGTAACGACAGTTGCTGGCATTTCTTCTGACGTAACTTCTGTTGCTGGAATAGCTAGTAATGTAACTACAGTTGCTGGCAAGGCATCATTTATTACTTCTGCTTTTGCAAATGGAATGTCTTTAGTAACAAGTGACTTTGTGAGTGATGTAAATACTCTTGCTGTTACTGATGTAATTAATGATATTAATTTGTTAGCAACATCTGATATTGTTAGCGATCTAAATCAGTTAGCTACATCAGATATAATCTCTGATTTAAATACATTAGCAACAAGTGATATTGTAAGTGATCTAAATACGTTAGCTGTAAGTGATGTAATTAGCGATATAAATACACTTGCTACTAGTGATATTGTTACTGATCTCAATTTGCTTGCTACATCAGACTTTGTAAGCGACCTAAATACTATGGCTACCAACACTAATATAAATAATTTATCTACAGTTGCTGGAGCAAACTCAAATATATCCACAGTTGCTGGTGCAAATTCTAATATCAGTGCAGTTGCTAGTGATATTTCAAATGTAAATAGTGTGGCTGGTGCTATAGCTAATGTAAACACTGTTGCTGCAAATGTTTCCGGTGTAAACAGTTTTGCAGAACGCTATAGAGTTGGTTCATCAGAGCCTACGTCCAGCCTCGATGCTGGAGATTTATTTTTTAATACATCAACAAATGAGCTGAGAGCTTATAACGGAAGTACATTTCAAGCTACTGCTCCTTCTGCGGCAAGTCAAAATAATATTAATATTGTTGCTGGTGAGATTACCGCTCAAGAAGATTTAGGTTTGATAACAGAATCTGTATCAACTAGTTCTGGAAACAACATAAATACAGTTGGTCAGGCAATAGCTAATGTAAATACTGTTGCTGGTATATCTTCTAATGTTACGACTGTAGCTGGCATATCCTCTAATATAACAACAGTAGCTGGAATATCATCAAATGTAACTACAGTCGCTAATAATATAACTGGTCTGAACAGCTTTGCTGAAAGATACAGAGTGGCAAGCACTGCACCAACCAGCTCTCTTGATGCTGGTGATTTGTATTTTAATACAACTGCAAATACTCTTAATTATTATAATGGCTCAACATTTGTTCCAGTTGTTGCTGGTGCAATGACATCTCTTTTGGTAGATACATCTCCACAGTTAGGTGGTAATCTTGATGTAAATGGAAATTCAATAGTATCTGCATCTAATGGAGATATAACCATCGCACCGAATGGTAATGGTGAGATAAACTTAAATGGTACTGTCAATACTGACAACTTAACAATAGACTTTGGGAGTATAGCATAATGGCAAAACTTTTAAAATTAAGGGGTGGCACAACTTCCCAACATAGTTCTTTTACTGGTGCTGAAAGAGAAGTCACAGTAGATACCGATAAAGAAACATTGGTTGTGCATGATGGAAGTACGGCTGGTGGCTTCCCTCTTACAAGAATTACTTGGGAAACAAAAACATCAGCTTTCAATGTTGGTATAAATCGAGGTTATTTTGTAAATACATCTGGAGGAGCTGTTACGGCAACATTACCAGCAAGTCCAAATACTGGTGATATGGTAAGATTTATTGACTTAAATGCAACATTTGATACAGCTAATCTTACAGTAGCTCGTAATGGGAAAAAGATACAAGGTGATACAAGTGACTTAACTGTAGCAACAGAACGAGCTGGATTTGCTCTGGTATTCTCAGGAGATACTCAGGGTTGGCTATTACAGGAGAAATAATATGAGTACATACGAAGCACTAAAATATAATTTTAATGGGTCAGCTCTTACAAATATTGTATCAATAGAGGTTGGCACAATTTTACCATGGAGCAATAGTTCACTTCCATCTGGTTATCTTAATTGTGATGGTACGGCTGTTTCTCGAACAACGTATTCCGCTTTGTTTGCAGTGATTGGTACAGATTATGGAAGTGGTAATGGGTCAAGCACATTTAATTTACCTGATTTACAAGATAAAGTTCCTCTTGGTGTAAGTAATACGAAGGCTGTTGCTTCATCTGGTGGTGCCGCTTCTGTAACTCCAGCTGGGTCGATATCGATTGGTGCTATAACTCCTGCTGGTTCGGTATCGATTGGAGCAATCACTCCAGCTGGTAGTGTAACTATCGATGCAATTACACCTTCTGGTAACTTAAGTATGAGTTCTATTACACCTTCTGGAAACGTCGGTGGTAGCACAGGCAATACAACAATTTCAATAGCTAAAATGCCATCTCATACCCATACAACTACAATGGGTATTGGAAGTGATACAAATGCGACTCATGCTCGTGACTTTGGTAACTCTAATCTTTTCCAACGTAGAGGTTATGAAACACTTGCAACTGGTGGTAGTGGCTCACACAATCATAATATGAGTGCAAACTTTTCTGGTAATGCTGTTACTCCAACTGGAAACTTTTCTGGTTCTTCTGTTACACCTACAGGTTCTTTTTCTGGAAACTCAGTTACACCTTCTGGTACTTTCTCTGGAAACTCTGTAACACCTTCTGGTAGTTTTTCTGGTAATTCTTTATCAACTTTACAGCCTTATGTTGCTGTAAAATTTATGATTAAAACGTAAGGAATAATATGTTTGATAATCAAAAAATAGCAGATGCAAACTTTATAGCAAGTTTTGACACTCCATACTTAGATTTATGTGATGAAATCATTGCAGAATTTGAAGCTATTATTGATAATAATAAAGGCACAGTACACTATATGGATGGTGCTTCATCTAATCGAGGTGAGACAAGCAGAAAAGATGAGAGCCTTTTATTTAATACTTGTTCATTAGAGTATCATACAAAAATACATAATGTTTTAGGGGAATATACACCGAAATACGGTGATATGTTTCCATCCTTTAACATGATGAATCATAGTTCCTTTGTAAGTAAGGTGCAGAAAACAGTGCCAAAAGGTGGTTTTTATCAGTGGCATACAGAACATGGAGCTAATGACCAAACTGTTTTTAGAACTATAGCTTGGACATTATATCTTAACGATGTTCCAGAAGGTGAAGGTGAGACAGAGTTTTTAGAATATGGTTTAAAAGTTCAACCAAAAAAAGGTAGGCTTTGTTATTTCCCAGCTGGTTGGACGCACACACATAGAGGTAATCCAGTTTATACAACAACAAAATACATAGCCACTGGCTGGTATCAGTTTTCATA